TGTACCAGAGGTACGGGCAGTTACAGGTGCAATAGGCGCTGGGGCGCTAGAGGTTTTCTTTGTGACCGGTTCAGCTACCAATTTGGCTTCGATCCGACCGATTTCTTTGGCTTGCAGGAAAGGCGACAATTTGGAAATGCGGTCTGCTTCCTTGGGGTTTGATCCGAGGTAGTAAGCTACATCAGGACCAACATCCGAAGCCTGAATTGTCTCGGCCATCACATTTGTGATTCGCAGCTGCGGGTTATATGCGACTTGTTCAAAGTCATCATATTTATTCCGAGCTTCTTCTTCACGCTCGTGATACGCCTCAATCATTTCTGATTGTTGACGTTCAGCTTCCCGTCTGGCGATCAGGTCTTGAGCTTTACGTTCAGCCAGTGCTTCCGCATAGGCTTCTGGGGACTCAAACTGATCAACAGGCGGCAGGTCAACAGGAGCTTTGATCGCTTGCGTTTCCGCTTGACGACGTTGTTGCTCACGTTCCCACTTGCGTTGCTCTCGTGCAAGTCGCTTGCCGATTGCAGCGTCCAGTTCTTCCTGTGTGAATGTTTTCGCAGCAGGTTGTTCTTCTGGTTGCTGTTTATCAGCAGTTACTTCCGGCGAAGAAACTTCGGGTTCAGGTGCAGCCGTTACATCCTGTTCCGGCACGGGGATTTCACCCGCTAGTTCATTTTCACTCATTTTTGATTCCTGAGAATCCCTGGTGTGCTGCACCAGTACAGTTAAAGACTATGTTACACATTTGATTGCAAGTGTCAAGCACCGGCAGTTCTGGCTTGCCATGCAAAAGTAGCAGTTACAGAACCAGATGTGTTTATTTTGAATGTTGTAGATGTAATAGTGTCAACCCATAATGAATTTGCGCCAATACTTGATGTCGGTGTAACCGAAATATCGGCAGACGTTGGCGTTATAGATAGACCATGGGTTACAGTTACTGACGTTCCACTAGTAATGGTTGCCGTACCAGAGTTTGACGTTTTGTAGCCAGAGTTACCGTAAATATATTTTGTTGTGCCAGTACCGCCATCAGTTAATCCAGCGGTTACGTTTCCGGTAAGGTCAGCACCAATGATTACGTAATTGTTGATTGACCCAGAAGAAATACCAATTCCATTTTTTTGATTATTATATCCAGGCCAGCCGCCAGTATTTCCATAAACCCCACCAATAATGGAAACATCTGTTACTCCAACACCGTCAATACTCATTCCGTCATAGCTATTACTAGAAACCATTGAATTCGCAACAGCTTGACAATTGCTGAAACTATAATTGACCCCGGCTTGAACGTAAATACCACGATATTGATTATTAAATGCTCTAAAATTTGTTACAGCAACGGAGTTACAATTTCCAAAATGAAGGCCATTATTTCCATTTGTGGCACCCCAACAATTTGACATATTTATTTGTCTAACATCGCCACCGTTTGTAAAAAACGCCCATCCATCAGTAGTGCAAGTATCACAAAGAACGGAGTCAAAAAATAGATTTGCCACAGTTTTGCCTGTAGATGGATAAGTGCTGATTCCGGTATTACAAGAAATAACATCTACATTTTCAACATAAATACCACTACCGCTAATCATAGATATACCTGAAGCGGTGCATGAACCAATAAGACCCGTCGATATAAACACATCTTGCGGAGTATCATCAATATAAATGCCAGTTGCACAATTACTAATTATAAAGTTTTCAATTGTGTAGATAAATTGATCTGCGCCACCTAAAAGGCTAATCCCTCTCCTAACACCATATCCGATAATTACATCAGATACTGTTAGATTATAACCATTGCTAAAATAAACTGCGCTTCCTGTTGTTTGAGTTACTGTAGGAATAATACTAACTGAGCAAATTTTGCATTGTTTTGCATTTGTAAATGTAAAATAATTATTGTCTGTAATAGTAGGGGCAAACCTAGTCGAATTTACATTTTCACCTTGAATTGTTACATTCTCAAAACCAGTTAAATCAATAGTGCTGGTGATTTTATAAGTGCCTGTCGGAAAATAAACTACGCCACCGCCAGCGGCATCGCACGCAGTCAACGCGGATTGAATGGCAGTTGTATCATCTGTAGAACCATCACCAGTCACGCCGTAATCCAATACGTTAATTGGCGCACCGTTAATCATCGCATAAGATACTTTAGTAAGTCCCATGATTTCTTCCTTATCAGGCTGCTGATTTGTAAAACTCGAGGTTTGAGATAAATCTGTCGTTGGCTGGCTCAATGGTACAGGCTTTTTCACCATGTTCCTTAGCCACATCATAATGCTTGAGATGATACGCTGCAATTGCAAGTAAATCATGTGGTAATGCCCCCCATACTTCAGGATTCATCGTGTAAACAAGGTTTTTGTCTTTGATTTCAAGTGACCGTTTGACCGCATCGTAACATCCTTGCCAATCGCGTTTACTGTAGCACGATTGAGCTAATTCTACCCAAGGCTCACGAGTATCTGGCGCTTCTTGGCAAGCTTTGCGATACCAACCGCGACCATCTTGATTAAGAGCATCATAGGCTTTACCAAGCAACCGCATCGCATAACAACGCTCGTTTTGCCATGTGGCTTCTGGCATTTCCAGATACTTATTCAGCGCATGAACGGCTTCCAGCCACTTACCGTAGAAGGTTAGTTCACGGGCGTAATAGAAAGCATTGCGTGGGCAGCGAGGGTCCTCATCAACTGCAAGCTGCAACAGATCAAGATACTGACCCCGTGACTTGGTTGGGTCTGGGTGATGACTTACCAGCAGTTTGTCCGTCCCAGCCCAAACTTCCCTAGTTCTTTTATCTGGGACAGGATATTCATGGCACGGGTGGTGCCAATGGTATCCAAAACGATGATGGATTTTTTCATAATAGAAACTGATACCGCATCCCCAGTTGAACTTGTACCGGAGGCGGGTTGTTTCTGGTTTCCAGACCGCTTCGATTTCATCACGCCATCCTTCTTCAAGAATCTCATCAAGGTCAAGACTAACGCAAACGTCAACATCAGCAGGAATCAAAGCCAAAGCAGCATCACGGGCTTTGTCAAAACGCCAAGGTTTAATTGCGATTGAATGAACAATTGCACCGCAATCTTTGGCTTTTTGAACCGTGTTGTCAGTTGATCCAGTATCAGCAATTACGATGTAATCAGCCAGTTTTGCAGACTCGCAAAACCGTTCAACAAACTGTTCTTCGTTCTTGCTGATAGCGTAAACCGCAATTTTCATTTATGCACCTAGTACCGTGTCTTGACCTAATGTTGCTTCATTGGGAATTATTTGAATTACTTCATCAACAGGTAGGTCAACTACCTGTACGGTATAGACTGTATCACCTTCGATATACGGTGTACACGGTTCCAACTTTTGTGTGGCTGCGTCATACGGTTTCCATACTGTGACCGTCATGCAGCTATTTTCCGACAAAAACTCAGCGTTTACACCACTATCAGGAAAAGATGTTTGCGGAAACATGGATTGATAATCCGCAACATCCACAACAACGCCGTCTTGTACTTTAGCGATCAGCATAAATGCTCCTTAATAAACCGGAAGTGCCGCCGTAGGAGGCGTAAAATTAGCGGTGTAACGGGCAAGTCCTTTGGTGATGCGAAGGTCGTCTATGTAGCCGTTTAACGGTAAAGTCCCATCATTAAGAGCACCAACAAAAGTTGGATTGGCATCAGTGAACGTAAACGTAACTGTATTTGTCTGAGTTGTGCCTTGTTGGACTCCATCAACAAAGAAGTAAAAGTTATTCCCAGAACGACATACAGCTATGTAATACCATTGACCTATTGTAGGAACCCAAGTATTTGACATCTGAATCGTTTGACCTGAACCAACGATTCTCCATTTATCCACAGTTGAATTATAAAAGAAACTCCAATCCCCTGTTCCTGAATTGTTAATTCTTGCTATTACGGTTGAGTCTTGATTAACATTAAAGTTAATCCATCCTTCAATAGTAAAATCACCGTTTCCTAAATTGTAAACGTCGGTTTTCGGAATTTTAAGATAATCCCCAGTACCATCGAAGTACAAGCTACCCGTACCATACTTCTTCACGCTGGTGCTGACCTGTGCATTGCCAACCGTTTCTAGGTCGTTCATCATGGCAGCGTCAGGGATGCCAGCGTTGGTGAAGCTAGCAAGCAGCGATGTATCGCTTGATGCAAATGTGGTATTGATGTTTGTGGTGCTAGGGTAGCAAGCGGCAGACGTTGATCCTTCTGTAGTCAATGGAGCTAACGTTGGCAGCGCAAAATTTCCAGTATAAACAGCAGTACCTTTTACAATACGCAAACTATTCATGTATCCATTAAAAGGACCGCTTACACCAAACTGAGGCCCGGCGTCGGCCCCTATCTTCAAAGTCGAACCCGCGTTATTTCTAATTGTTGCTGGAAGCGTTCCGGTTGTGCCAACGCCATTCACATAAACAATTCCAGTTGTTCCGACTCTGGTTACTGCAATGTGATTCCAAGCATTTACTATCAAAGATGGCGTACTTACAACGTTTGTTTGGGAGCTAGATCCAGAGGCTCGTGTGCTAACTGTTGCTTTTCCAGTAGAGCTTATAAACACATACCAATTATAGTCGGCGTCTGTTGCATCGCTTGATGTGTACTCAACAATCATTTGATACACAGATACAGAAGGCACAAATACCCACGCCTCAACAGTAAATGTCGATGTAGAAAAATCAAACGCTGTACTATTAGGCGCTGTTAGATAATCACCAGTGCCATCAAAGTACCCACTACCACCAATCACGCTAGTGCTGTACGGCGCTGTAGGATTAAACGGGCTAAATCGTTGGACGCTAGTGTTGCCGTTGACCGTGATAGCAAAGTTGTTGCTGCTGTTGTCAATGAAGCGGTTGGATTGGCAGGTGAGTAGGCTTGTGCCGGATACTGCGGTTAGTGGTGCTGTTGGTGGTGTGAATGTGGTTGTGTATACGGCCGTGCCGTTAACTGTTCTGAAGTTAGAGATGTATCCATTCAAATCATATGTCGGAGAACCACCATACCTGCCAACATAAAGCTGACCAGCGCAAAAAATAGCACTAGAAGACGCTGACCCAGAACTTAAAGCAAGTTGATTACCATTTACAAACGCTTTCAACGTGTTGCTTTGTTTAACAACGGCAACGTGATACCAAGTTCCTGTACTAAATGTAAAATCCCATTCAGGATACGTTGCTCCAGTAGAATTACCAAATGCAAGCGATGTTGGACGAACACCTATATAGCTTTGACTGCCATATCCGCAAATCATGCTATACGTGGGCAATGCGTTTAGGTAAACCCATGCTTCTATGGTGTAATCACCAGAACCAATATTTACTGTGCCTCCAGCTAGTAAATAATCACCACTACCATCAAAGTAGTTACTCCACAGATTCCCATACGGACTAAACGAACCCTGCGTAGTGTTACCGTTGCGGGTGATGGTGAAGTTGTTGCTAGAGCTATCCAAGAACGTATTGTTTTGTGCGCCGTTAGTGCCATCTCCGCTGAGGAGCAGGGTAACATTTTCAAAGTAGGGGTCGGACGGGGCTGATCCAGCCGCCGCCCGTAGCATATGGTGTAAAGACATTATGCAACCGTCCCAACGTATGCACCGTAAATAGTCGTTCCGACTTTCCAGAACTCCAGAACCGTATAACCCGATGTTGCCAGTGTGGGCGCAGAACCGCCAACCCACGTTGGGTTTACCGTAGTCCAAGTAATTGTGTACGCCGAACCATCGTCAATCATCAGCGTTACCGATTGACCCGCTGTAAAGTTTGTAGCAGCAGGTGTTCTGGATGCGCCTAGAGTAATTGTCTGAATACCACCGTTAGCAGGGTTGATCTCAAACGCAGCGCCATCGGTAATGGTGTAAACAGTTTCTTTAGTGCCAGTAATTGTTTTGCCGCTAAGAGTTTGTGTATCTGTAGTACCAACCACGTCGCCGCTAGGCGCAGTCTTAGACGTACCCCAAGCAGAGCCAGTCGATACAGCCAAACCAGCGCCAGGATAGGTTGTTGGTCCAGTCGCACCTGTTGGCCCAGTCGGGCCTATGTCACCTGTGCTACCAGTCGGCCCCGTGGGTCCGGTCAAACCTGTGCTGCCAGTCGGTCCTGTGGGTCCAGCACTACCAGCAGGTCCGGTAGGACCTGTCGGACCAACAGCAGTTGTATTTGTCCAGTATGTACCGTTATAGGTCAGCGCTTGCCCACTTATAGGTGACGTGATCTGGACGTTGCTATCCGTACCGCCTAGCACAGACCCTGTGTTTAGTAGAACCTGGAACGAACCAGAACCACCTGAACCAGCATTAACAACTGTGCCAATTTGTACTTTAAGATTTGGTGCAACCGGCTTTGTTTTTGTTAAACCACCAGTTACAGGGTTATACCAAATATGATCATTATCAGCCCAAGTTTCACCGTATGTTGAGCCTGTTGTATCAATTCCGTGAACTATACCAAAAGCGGTAATTCTGCCAAATCCATTGGTAGCAATATCTTCAGTTGCTACACCAATGATTGAACCGCCATCAGTAATACCTGCGATTGTTGGCGCAAACGTGATAACACCAGAAGCGCCGACAGTACCTGTTTTGTAGATCGCTTGCAGAATCGTCTGGCCACTGATTGTGGCAGTTGCCTTGCCGTAAATATACAGCTCTTCGCCAATTTGTTGCGTAATAGCGTTTTGTTGCAAATTCAGCGTATCGGTCGACGAGTCAAACCACAAACAACCAATTGGAGTAGTCCCAGGAACTGTTCCTGAAAACTGAACCGAATCGGGGTTTACGATATTGCCAGCATCGTCAATCGTTACTGCGCTGTTTTGAATCAGCGTACCGCTTGTGCCGTCAAAACGTACAATGGCGTTGTCAGTAGCAGAGCCTGGGCCAATTACATCACCAGAACCGCTACCAGCAGGACCAGTCGGGCCAATCGCACCTGTCGGACCAGTCGGACCTGTGCCACCTGTGCTACCCGTGCTGCCCGTTGGACCTGTCGGGCCCGTGCTACCTGCGCTACCCGTTGAACCAGTTGGACCAGTAGGACCAGTAATTGAATCACCTTGAGCACCCGTCGGACCTGTTGGGCCAGCTACAGTTGAAGCGGCACCTGTCGGCCCTGTAGGACCACTTCCGGTTGGGCCTGTAGCGCCCGTCGGACCAGTTGGACCAGTTGTACCAGCACCTGTCGGACCAGTTGGGCCTGTTGGACCAGCGGGGCCGATTAAAGAAGTTGGCGAACCCCAACCCGCTACGGTTTTAGGGCCATAGATATCGTAATTGGTGGTATTGATGTAAAAATCGCCAACAACACCGTCACCCGACGCTGGAGCGCCAGCTCCATGAATGACGCTTGTATTTACAATTGAGTTCATTACCATAGTGCTAAATCGCACTACGGCACCCAAATGAAGCCCCTGACTAAATGTTACCGTGGTTGAATTAGTTTCTACAAACGCATAAGCAGCATCTGGACCGTATTGGTTTACACCATCCACAAATACAATCAGGTTATCTGCACCTGTATCATATTGCATGGTAGTCAACGTAAATACTGTTTGACCGGATGTAGCTACCTGAATCTCATTTTGTCCGGTGTAAGCAACAAAACTGCTATTAACACCCTCAATATTGTCATAAGTGGCAATTAGTGTGTCATTGCTGTCTTTAAGAACAAATTTATACAGCTGTCCTAATGTCAACCAGATCTCATACGGAACACGGCCAGCCGAGTTTAGGATGATCGGATTGGAGTTAGCCGTATGACCCGTTACATCGGTGTAAGTTACAGCAGGTGTAGTAGTACCAGCGGCATAAGTGTAAATCTTGCCGCCGGAAAGGACGTTGCCGCTGTTGTCGAACAGTTGGGCACCAGCGCCCCAGACCGGTGAAAGATTTACAGCCATAATGTTACTCCACGATTATTCGTAGGCTACGGTATAAGATGCGCTGTTAGCCAGTACGATGTATAGACCTTTGTTGAAATACAACCCGGCTGGGAAATTGGCATAGGTTGTACCTGCTGCTACCGTGATTGTATCAAGAATTTTAGGGTCAGACGCACTGGAAGCAGCCGAATCATAGACAGTCAGTGTACCGCTAGAAGTTGTTGATACAAAAATGCCAAACAGCTTACCAGCGCCGACTTTAACCTGCGTGGTCGCATTGGTTTGAGTGTAATTCGCCATAATAAGTCCTTATGCTAGGAAGCGAAGTTTGTACAAAGTGCTCAGATACAGCTCAATAATACCATCAATTAGGTTTTGAAGCGGTGTATCGTCCTTTTCACAGACATCGTAGCGTCCTTTTTCAATCTCATCAAGCTGATCCTGTAAAAATTCAACCACATTGCCGGTTTTTTTAGCTGACATCAAAGAAATCGGACCAATCAGACCATGACGACCCTGATATGCCTCAGCAAACCCGTCAGCCAGATCAATGATGTTTTCATAAAACTTCTGAAGCGCTTTGTGCTTGGCGTAGCTACGGGTATTTAGGTGAACGGAATGGGTCACATCCCGTGCCAAAAACATCATTCCAACAAAATCATTGCATTTCATTGTTTTCTCCCATTTCAGGCGCTTCGCGCATCTCTAGCTCACCACCGACCAGATCACCGGTGTCCAGAGCTGCGGCAATCGTACCCATCACGATGTCTTGAATCTGTTCAGGCGACATACCGGCTTGAACAGCACTAATACGCTGCGTTTCAGCCTGATAAGCCTTGATTTCAGCCTCGTAATCCTTACGGCGCTGCTCCTGAGCTTCGATGGATTTAGCGGCGTTCTGGATCATCTGGTACATCTGCTCCATTTCCTGACCCATTGCCTGAATCTGCTGCTGAGCGGCTTGCAAAGCAGGCGATTCATCGGCTTCAGACGTAATCTTCGGATCGATGGTCTTGGCAAAACGCTTCGCCATCTCCTGAGCACCCGGCCAATCCATGTTCTTGACAAACAAATCGCCTGCAACGCTCCACAGCTGCGGATTGCCTTGCAACAACTGAGCCATTGCTTCAAGAGCTTCTTGACGCTTGGTGGCGTAACCAGGACCAGTCGTTACCACAACGTCATATTTACCGACGCCAGGGTTGTAAATCTTCTCGATCACGATACCATTTTGATCCACGACTTTGCGGACCGGTTCCGGCTGCGTCGGGTCCATTTTGACCATGCTGGTTTCGCCATCCTCACCAATGATTCGGGCGATACGCTGGGTATCATAGATCTTAGGAATCAGATCAACCAGCTGGCGGGTCACGTGACGCACAGCACGGGCCAGATTATCGACGTAGTGGTAGGTGCCGACATCAGCTTCACGCTGACGCGCAAGGATCGCCTTACCGCTACGCTCATTAGATTGTTGACCCAGCGACGCGTTGTACTGTCCTGTGGCGCTCTTAATGTCGTCAGCAGCGCCCATTTTGGCCTGAATGAGACCCGTCTGAGCCAGAGGCGGGGCAGCACGTTGCGGCAGGGGCAGAACAGCGCCGTTACCGTCTGTAACGTCTGGATTGACTTCCAGATACGGCCAATTGTTCGTATTGGCCGTTTTCCACTGCATTTCGTAGCCTTCAAACTGACCACCGTAGCCGATGAACGGCGCTTTCGGTGCCAAGGCCAGCATTTCGGCTTCTTGCGATACCCAGTAGTTGTACATACGCTGGGCATCTTTGGCGTTGCGGACCAGACCGGACACATATAGTCGACCTTCCACTTCAAACTCGTTGCCGACCACGCGGACTACAGGAATCCACTTACCAGCCCATTCACGTTCTTCGAGAATCTCGTAGCCATTGGTCTTGCACCACATGATCTTACGCATTTCCGATTCACGCGTGCGAATCGGTTTGCCGTAAATCACGCGCATTTCCTTATCTTCTGGCGTGCCTTCAAATACCGATGCGCCGTTTGGATACAGGTTTAGCTTCTTTTTCTTACAGTCGATGTAGAAATACTCGGCAATTCGCACCGTGTACTCACCGATCCACTGACTAATCTGCTGATCGCCCACGCCAAGCGACTGAATCGTAGAGACCGGCGCTGCGTTGGGGTACATATACTCGTATTCTTCTTTAGTGATGTCCTCAGTGATGAAACACCACTTGGCATCAGCACCCGTAGGATCTTGGATCAGCGGGTCCATGTACACGCTAAAGCTGTTGCGTACACGGGCAATCTTGATGTCCTGCTCAAAGCTATCTTCGTCGCAGTATTCGGTCAGGATACGAATGTAACCCTCACCGTAGGCCACCTGGTTCTCACAGGCGGTGTCGTAGGCTACGTCCGCGTCCGAGATGTACTGGATGTGACGCACGACGCCGTTGAAAATCTCGGCCACCTCAACGTCAGCCTTATCGTCGGCGGGGATAACTTTACCCGAGGGGCGATTCTGACGCTGATCGTTAGTAACTTGGTGAACGTGTTGTGGCAGCTTGTTGATGGTCAGCGTCGGGCGTGCGTTGATCGTCTGACCCTGCACGGCACCACGGGTCGCCAGAACGTCTGACGGCCACTGCCAACAATTATCCGGCGAACCTGCGTAGAAGCGCAGGTCGTCTAGCTCATCTTCACGGGAATCTGAAAGCGCGGAGATGGCGACATTCAGGCGCTGTCGCATCGTGGACAGCATTTCCTCTTTGGGAGTACCACCGTCGGCTACCTTGCCGACTGTCGCCATTTCACCGTTATACGCCATCGAATACTCCAATTACGTCTTTTTCACGCATCGCTAGATACGTCTTATCGCCAAGTTTAACAGATTGGCCTGAATATTCTCCGAATAATACACGATCCCCAACATTTAGGCACAATTTAATCCAATCGCCATGATCTGTGCGGATTCCCGGTCCTACAGCCACCACAGTACCCTGTGACAGCTTCTTTTCGGAGCTTGGAACGACCAATAAACCCTCGTGTTTTTCGACTTCTTGCTCGATGTAAACACAGTCAAACATGGGTTTAATGTTCATTTTTTACCTTTCGGGGTTGATTTAGTGGCAGCAGCACGCTTGGTGGCATACGCAATAGCAACAGCTTGCTTCTGGGGCTTACCAGCAGCAATCTCAGCTTTTACATTCTTGCGAAACGCTTCTTTGGAAGTCGATTTAACAAGTGGCATTTTAGCTTCCCATCCATGATGTTGAGACCATACGTTGATCTGAATACATCCTACGCGGTGTTTTGTCAATACGCGATTCACGATGCGCTACAGGGTAGGCGAATGTCACGGCCAGCGCATCGGCGGAGTCCGGGGACGCAAGCCCCCGGGATTTCATCTCCTTTTTCCCCTCTAGCTGAATCGCACCGGATGAGTTGATCTTCATAGCAGGGGCAGTCAGGTCAGCTTTTAGCTGTCTGTCTGTGGGAATACTAGCAGTTTTTAGCCAATCGCGCATCGCACCCCAAAGCTCCGCCCTTTTGTTGAGCCAAGTGACCGGATTCTTTGACTTCCACCCGAAATTCACTCCGCGCACCTTATAACGCTGCTCGTTAAGCCTGTCCAGGATGCCATAACCAAGCCCACCCTCGTCGATCACGGTCAACGTTGGCTTGTACTCCTCGATGGCGTCAATTACCCGACCCACCACCTCCATCGTATCCTCACCCCGATACCGCTTGATCGCGATCAGGTCACGCCCCTGACGCACCACGATCACCGTCGAGTCGTTACCACCACGGGCAGGGTCAACCCCGATCACGATGGGTGCAGTTATGTCCTTGTACTTCTCCCGCTTGAACGCAGCCTCAACGCTACTTGGCGAGATGAACTGGTCATCCCCGGCCGACGGGAACTCACCATATACCTCCACACGGGCTTGGATCGAATCTTCTCCGTACTCATCAATAATCTGCTGATAGATGCCCTTATCTGTACCCTCAACGGTACGGGAGTCAATCTGTCGCCCACGCCAAAAGTCCCGTTTTGAGTTAAAACACTCAAAGAAATACCCCGTGTTCCGACGAGGGTTTGAAAACGCGAACCAGTAACGGTCAAGGATGTTTTCTGTAAAGAAACCAGCCGCAACCGACCAAATACCATCAGGAATACCGCTTGCCTCATCGAATATCACCATCATCCCATCGTGGTTGTGAACACCCGCATACGAGTCCGGGTTCTCCTCTGACCACAGCTTACCCTCCGCTGCCCAGTAACGCGTACCCTTCTTCAGATCCCGCTCTACCAGCTCAGTCAGCCACGCAGCAGGCACGAGCTTAGTCGCACTGATCTCCCACCAGTGCGCGTTGATGATCATCGTGCTCCACTTAGTCAGCTCACCCCACGTCACCGATCGCAACTGGTTCTCGCTGTTAGCCGATACGACGATAGTGCTACCAATCCGCGTTGTCAGCATCCACAGGATCAACCACGACACCAAAGCCGACTTACCGATACCCCGCCCAGACGCCACCGCTTCCCGCAGCGCGTCCATCACATCAGCACCCTTATTCTCACGAATATGCTTCGTAATATCCCGCAATACCTGCCGCTGCCATTTCCGCGGACCATCAAACTTCTCCAGCGGCGTATTCTTCTGACCCCACGGAAACGCAAACAACACAAAGCTCTCAGGGTCATCCTTCAGCTGCGGCGACCACAGCTGACTCATTAACAGCTGCTCATCATCCGGCGAATAGATCGGCTTCTGCATTACTCGACATCCTCATGGTCAATCACGCGCCCAACTAACCTGGCCTGGGCCTGTTCCAGCGCAGCCGTGATCGATATATTCTGGTTCACCTCCAGCGTCTTAACGTCGCCATATCTTTTACGGTTCCAGCTCTTCGCTTGGAACAATCTGGTGTCTATACGAAGTTTAGACCGCTGGACATCCTCCATGCCATCTTTGCCATCGGCAATCTCGATGCACTCAGCGATGATCATCTCAGTACCCAATTCCTGCGCTTCATAGTATCTGCTCTTACGTTGCGGATCTTTATGTATCCACCTGAGCAGGCCAGCATAGTCGAAGTCGCGCTGGTCATCCTTGAGGATCTCAGTCAGCGCAATCCCTTGTTCGAGTTTTTGCAAAACAGTTTCAAAAAAAATTTCAAACCGCTTCTCACGCAACTCCTTAACCGGATTGTTGCTTGCTGGCTGGATCGCTGGAGCCTGGGTCATCCACGAGGGTAGTTCGATTGGTTGTGTCATCTGCATCATGTGCGCCACTGAAATGTGTGGTGTCTATGTATCACACTGGGCAGTTCGTGTCAATGTTTACAATGTGTAAATGATTCTAAAAAATTAAAAAATTCCGTGAAGCACCTTCCTGCCAATTCCTCAGATTCCATGGCCCTGCCCCGCCCCCTATCCCCGGAATCCAGATTTTCCCGCAACCCCAGCGCACTTGTCACATTCACCAGGATCAGCGACACACTTGTCACAATGACAATGTAAACCAGGTCATGACCATGTGACCATTGTTGCGCTGCACCATAATCAGCTGTCACACTTGTCACATTGCACAAAGTGGAAAAAGGGTCACATTGTGGAAAAAAGCAAAATGGTACAAGTGTGACTATGCAGGCGAGGGGGGGTTTAAAAAGGCTCTTTTTCTAGTTTTACCCATTTTCCCATTACCCCGATTTCAGTCACATCTGTCACAGTGAAGCGTTGCAAGGCTTGGACAATGTAAACATGAAAGCATGACGCAGTGCACAACAGAAAGTTTGAAAATAGTATTGACATTGTGAAAACACATGATACACTAGGAACTGTTGATGTAGTAATCGTTAACCATACAATGTAAGGATCAATCATGCAAGAGACACTAATCTACGCTCTGAGCTCAGGCGACAATCAATCCTGGCAAGAGCAGCTCATCAGCTCACGCTGCAAGAATGATGCAGATGTCGCAAAAGTAATCGCAGCAGCAACAGTCGATGGCTGGCACTCGTTCCGCGTTGCTCACTATGATGGCAGCGCACCTAATTTTGCCGCAACTGTCACAATGTAAAGGATCAATCATGCGAGTAATTAAAACATTGGCAAAACAGTTAGAACTGGCCGAAGCTGGCCGCCTGTTCATCATCGTGAACTGTAGCTATCTCAAAGTATCGCCTGCTGACGTTCACGCCATGCAGGGTGTTAAATTCTACGCAAAGGTAAAGTAATCATGTCAATCATTAGTCAAGCATTAGTCAGCCAGGCCGAAAAGCTGGCACGCAGCGCCAAAAATGGGTCGGTCAAAATTGGCGATCAAACTTATACGCTAACGTTCAACCATCGCGAATGGGTTTACGTTGTCACAGATGAAGCGGGTGAAACAGTTGCACGATTCAACACTAAAACATTGTCCAAGGCTAAGCAGTGGACGCGTGACTGGTTCGCTAACTAATAGGGGAAAACCATGAACCAATTGACCAAACGCGCCATTCACAATGTAGAATGTAGTCAACCACAGCGCGACACGTTGCTATGTGTTGCCTGTGGTGTTGTGTTCGCTGTTCTCTGTGTTGCTTTTTTTCTGTAATCGTTAGGAGTAAATAAAATGTCACATTCAAACCAATTCGTACAATTCATGGCTGACACTTATGATACCGATGAGCTGCGTGAGATCGCTGAACATGGTTGCGCCAGTGGTTGCGCTGGCGGCATGATCTACTACAGCGAAACCATCGCCCTGTTCGATAAGTATCGCGACGATCTATTCGAGATCATGGAAAACTGGCAAGAAGAAACCGGCGAAGCTCCCGACATTAGATTATGCGATGGGTTTACTAGCTTCGCTAATGCCGTTGTTTGGTTTTGTGCTGAAGTTACGGCTTCTGGAATGATCCAAGGAGATGAATAATGGCTAACTTTGTAAAAATCCAATCGGGTAACTTTGAAGCCCTGGTGCGCCCTGAGAATCTTGCCAAGGTGGAGGAAAAACTCGCCAAGGTAAAACCGCCGGTTCACTCTATCCCTAAACCCTCAGCACGGGATCGGGCTAGAATTTTCCCGGTTTACAAGCCAGGCATGAGCACGGCAGACTATGTGCGTAAATTTGAAGCAGATAATCGTATCCTGATAACAAAGGATGTCTATACCCTAACAGGATCGCACCCGCTCAACTGTCAACCCGCAGCACAATATGATCCAAACGTGCCGTTGTGCGTTGAGGATGCGAACCCAGACTATGTGCCGGGGGTTGATGACGCCCCGGTAAAGGCTAAACGGGCACGCAAAGCCAAAAAGGCTGCACCGGATAAGGCTGCGGTCATGTGGCTGCTGATGGATCACGGGTTGACGTATTACCAGGCGAACCCGTTGGCTGATAAGCTAATAACACTATTTGAGGGGGTTTAATCATGGAAAAGAAAACTTTCGAGATCACATTCGCACGCATCGAGCACCAGGTGTGGCGGTTTGAGGTTGACGCCGTGGACGAGGATCAAGCCCAAGAATTAGCCGAAAAATACATGGATAGTCCGGAGTTTGATTGGGACGATTACGAGGTGGTGCACGCGGAAGAATTCATAAACGGCGTTGATGAGGTCTAACCATGCGTGATGACCGATTAGACGAACTGGCTTTGTCGCTGTCCCTGCTGCCCGATGAGAAGTTGCACCGGCTCGTCCTGGTGCTGTGGATGCGGTATCCTCGGGCAGCTAATCAGCTGCGGAACAGTATCGACCAGTTGGAAAACATACTAACCGCGCCATGCGATGAGGGGGGATCATGATCGCCGCTATCGCCGCGTTTCTCGCTTTCCTGCTTTCAATTATTCTTAAGGTATAGAAAGGTATCAGATGACTACAGAAAACAGCACCAAGGCTCAGGAAATGAGCAAAGCGGGGTTTATATTCAGTTACCAAGATCGGCACGGGATCACGGACGCCCGATTATGCGATCTACTGGGGGTCACTAAGTCGGCGTTATATGCCTGGCGATGCGGTGCACGCGCACCCTCTACATCGGCGCATAGGATCGTCACATTGTTGGCGCTATTGGAGACGCTTGCACCGTCTATTCACGATCATATAGCGGGAAAATAACATGACACAAGACGAAATCATCCGCATGGCTGTTGAGTGCCAGCTAATTACAACAAACAACCGAGATGGTGTTTATATGCAAGCACTTGAACACTTCGCCGCCCTAGTAGCAGAGGCAGAGCGTGAGAAGTACGAAGATTTGCTGCATCGTATCAAGTCGTGGGCGCAAGCCTATCCGTTGTCGATTTTCCCAGAGCCAGACTTCAAGAAAGCGCACGAAGTGCTGACCGCCAACGGGATGACGCTTGATGCTATCAGCGCAAGCAATATGCGCCATGTAATAACACAAGTTCAGAAAATGGTTGACGATGCTTTAGGGGAACAGAAATGAACGACCAACAACGAGCAGCCATGCAGATGCAAAGTTATCTGAACAGCGTCTTTGATTACAAAGAAGGAAAGCTGTATTGGAAAGAAGCAAAGTCACGTTGCATTAAAGCCGGAGATGAAGCTGGTTGCGTAGATAAGTCTACTGGCTACGTCAAAGTGTCGCTGGATGGCAAGTCATACGGGGCGCATCGTTTAATTTTTGTTATGCACTACGGCTATTTGCCAAAGAACGTAGACCATAAAAATCAAGTACGTTCTGATAACCGAATTGAGAACTTACGAGCAGCGACAGTAGCCAACAATGCTCAAAACAGCAAGATGTTTGGACATAACACTTCCGGTGTTAAAGGAGTCTGCTGGAGCAAAAGCGCAAACAAGTATCAGGCAATGATAACTGTTGATGGTAAGCGCATATATCTAGGCTACTACTCGCAGATAGACGATGCAGCAAAAGCAATCAGCAATGCACGACATAAATATCATGGGGAGTTTGCAAGTCATGGATAAATTACGAGAAGCAGCGGCTTTGGCATTAGAGGCTTTGGAAGGCGGCCTGTGGGATTATGGACCCGGTCAAGATGAGCATGACAAGTGCAACGAAGTCATCACCGCCCTGCGTGAAGCATTGGCGCAGCCGCAAGGTGAGTGGGTTGATTTGCGTGAGGATGAGTTGGAAACGCTGTTTCAAGACAGTATTGGAAAACACGCTTTTGAATTTGCTAATGCAGTCATCGCCAAGTTCAAAGAGAAGAACACCCCGCCAACTGTCAAGGAATCATTGACGGTTCAAACACAAGGTGAGCCGGTGGCGTTTGAGCAATGGTACGAGGCTAACGTCGAGGCGATGAACATTGCTGACTTCAAGCCGTGGATGTCAGAAGCATGGGATGCCGCAATAGAGGCAACGAAAGAGAAGATGAAAAAGGTGTTTGCTGTTGCAACTCCAAAATCTACTTGGACAACAGACAGAATCATTGCTGAAATAGAGGATATGAAATGAACGACCAACAACGAGCAGCCATGC